CGTTTTCTGCATTGGCTTGTAAACACCCGGAGCCTTTTCATTCCACGTCAAGGTAGCAGTATCTACCAGACGGAACGAATCAGGCGAGAGAGTCTTGTCGAGTACGAGTTCCATACCTGCCGAGCCACGCGCGAGGATCATATAGGTCAACTCGTCGTAGAACTCAGCCTCACCCAGCTTGGCACTGTAGCCAAGGGTGTAATCATTGACAGTAAAGACACGATTGAGAACCTGCTGTGCCAACTTGATCCCATCAGGAGACTCGACGCCATTCAGGTCGTATGCCTCGATCACCATATTGGCGGAAGCAGAGATAGACGCGTACGCGTAGAGCGATGCAGACACATCGGGATCGTGCCGACAAAGCGACAGAATAAGGGCACGACTATCATCAGCAATACGGCTGCTGAAAATATCGGTGGTATGCTCCTTGTATCCCGGCGTAGTAACAGCAGGAGTACCCGGACGATAAGTATTGGTATAGCTTGTACCACCGGGTTTGGCCTTCTTCTTCGGGAGAAGAATCTGAAGGCCGCTAGAAAGTGAGCTTAGTGCCATTACCTACCTAATCCTAACTTTGAAACGGTCTTGTTGTTGGTGAGGTTCTGAACGGTATTGCTACCCACGTTCGTTCCCTCAATTCCCAAGACCATTAGAGTTTTTGAGTACTGTCGTGTATAAATATTTTCTGATACACGACGGGCCAAGAGAGCATAACCAGCGGCAAAAAAGAAGTGATCGTTACCATTTAACTTTTTCCACTCTGGTTCTTTCTCCATAACAGTTTCATCTCTAACCATATCTCTCAGGTGCGTAATCAAAGTCTCCTTTAATCCACCGTAACCGGCAAGCACCGCGCTACCATTTACGATAGTTGTCCGCACTCGGTCAAGCATTGCCGTGCGGTTCGCGATGTAGTAGATCAGTTCTTCTGCTTCGTCGTACTTGGGCTGAACGGCTGCGTTACCACCAAAGTGGATAGGCATAATCATACCCTGCGTATTCTCACGATACGAGTCAACGGTGGGCGTGTACGGATAACGGTCAACACAACACTGAACGATGTTGTACACTTTACGCAACTCGTGGATGCGATCAGTCAACTGTAGGACGTGACACGTATCGAACAGGAAGAATGGGTCCTTACCTTCTTCGTCGGTGTCACCCACCAGAACGATGTGGCAAATCTGTCCCATGTCGATGCCCATGTACACGGCTTTGTCCTGCCCGACGTTGGGCGGGTTGCCATTAGGAGCCAGCACCTTCTCGATCTGGTCGCGCTGAATCTGTGCGGAGCTTTCGGTAAACGGCTCACCCAGCACGGTATTGAAGAAACCCTTGAGGTTCTCCTTCTCGCGATACTTCTGCAACTGTCCAAAGATGTAGGCGAGGCTCAGTCGATCCGTCGAGAACGGGTTCATCTTGTAGCCACGATTGGCTTCACGGCTGGGGAACTGTGGAACCCATTCGCGGTATTCCTTGTTGGATAGGTCGAGGGGCTTGTGGCAACGCTCGCACCCGATGAATGCACCCTTCAAATCCAGATCGACAATCTGTTCTGCCGTAAGATCGGTCAGATGCTCGATATCAAAGTTGAGCTTGGGGATGTTCACGAAGTCCATATTGAACAAAGGAAACTGCTGATGTCCACAACTCTGGCACCGCACGAAGTAAAAATGCTGGTCGGACAGTGCAAAGTTACGGTCGATCCCATAACCAAGGAAGGTGGGGGTAGAGAAGCTCTGCGTGATACGCTTGTCCGAACCCTGCAACCGGCTCTGAAACAGTGCAATCATATCGGTTGGGCTGAGATCAAGTTCATCATGGAAGAGGATATCAGCGTTAATGGAGGTTGCATCGCTCTCGCCACACCCGGTGACATAGCCAAAGCTGTCGGAAATCTGCGTCAAATCCATGCGACGGATTGGCTTGTTCATGGCTGGTGGATTGAAGACAGTATCATTATCTATAATAGGCTTCATACGCGTGGCGTAGTTACGCTTGTACATCGCCTCGTTGGGGAAACTGAAAATCCCCGAGAGTCCATTTTCGCGTCGGAGCATGGCGAAGAACTTACGTATCTGAATCTCGGTCAATCCGACCTGTGAGCATTTAATCACGCTTAGATTGGGATGCTCGTCGTCTGCGATCTGTTCTTGGAACGGATAGCGGGAGTACGAGAACGGGCGACGCCGCAAGGTCGTGTGGTCCGTAATCCATTCAGCTAGGGAACCATCCGTGTTCCCGGCTGCAAATTTCTGTACCGCTAGTTCGTAAAGATCGCTATAACTCATAATCGAACCTGTAGCACAGGCGTACGCATTTCACAAGTAATATACTTGTATCCGATTTCTCGTGCGTCCGTGGCACCAACCTTGATATAGCGAGTTAGATGAACATGACCTATCCAGAAATTGATATCCAAGACCTGAACAACGTCATCAAACTGATCGAGGACGTGACCGAGAACCCAGATATGCTGGACCCGGCCAACTGTCCCTACGACGAGGACGTTCAGGCCAAGCTGAAAAAGATCAGTGGATGGATGCACCCTACCGCACGAGCCAGTGTGGAAAAGGAAAAGAACCCGGTTGGTCGCCCGAAAGCAGGTCCGGTTCTCCCGATTGATGAAGTCGAGAAAGAGATTGATGATCTTCGCAAGGACATCACTCAGTTGAAGCTTGACGCAAAGGGACTGGAAACCGCCGACCGTATTCAGATCATCAAGACTCGCGCCACCCTTGTGGAAAAGATGATCGCCATGAAGGAACGAACCACGAACGTGAAGAAGCAGATGCAATTTGTGCAGAATGTGATCGCGCTCATGGAAGATGTCATGGATCAGAAGCAGCGCGAAACAATGATTGAACGTCTCAAGTCTTACTTGGAGGAATAATGTCAGATCAAATCTTTAGGAACTTTGCCCCTCTCTATTGGGAGGCGGGGCTTCCTGTCATCCCACTTTACGCTGCTGACTCTGGTGTTACCTCCGCTGGTAAGCGACCGATCCTGAACGATTGGTCGCAGTACGGCGTGGAAATGCCTAGCGAGGGTATTCAGGCTCTCTGGCTCAGCACCTATCCTGACAGCAACATTGGTCTGCCTTTCGGCTCGGCCAGTGGTCTGTGCGCTATCGATATTGATACCGAGGACGAGGCTATCGACAAGGCTCTCATGGAGGTCTTGCCTAAGTCTCCGTGGATTCGTGTCGGTGCCAAGGGTCGTGGTCTGATCTATCGTTGGTCGGGTCAGCGCAACTTCAAGCTGAACGGCGACGACCGTAACATGATCTGTGAGTTCTTGGGTCAAGGCAACCAGATGGTTATGCCTCCCTCGATCCACCCCAAGACCATGCGCCCCTATACGGCCAACTGTAACCTGTGGGAACTGAAAGATATTCCCACGCTGCCCGAGAATATCGAACAGGTTCTTCGTGACCTGCTCGGTGTCAAGGGTATCAAGCTTGCGGCTGGTGGTCGTTCTGGTCCGTTGGAGGTTGTACCCGAAGGTGAGCGCGACGTACAGATGACCCGCCACGCCGGGTATCTGGCCCGCTCTGTCGAGGGCATGGACAAGACCAATCTTATCACACTCCAGCAAGCTATCGACCACATGCAGAACTGGTGTATCCAGTTCACCGCAAAGGTTGGTGGTGACAACATCGACCCCGCCAAGGGTATCGCCAAAATCCTTGAGTTCATTATCAAGGACTTGGAGACGGGTAAAACGCTTCCCGAAGGTTGGGACAATGGCCTGACGTTCGAGAGCGATGCTATCGCTACGATCCGTAATAAGAATGAGGTTCAGCGTTGGACTGTCAATCGTGCAAAGAACTGGTTGCTGGGTAAGCTGGAGGAAAACCCCAACGATGAGGATTGGGCATTGGCTCGTATTCAGGAGTTGCTCACCAACGTATCGAAGGACGACAAGTTTGATGAGTTTCAGATGCGTGCCCTCACGACCGTCATTATGGATCGGGCTGGTAAGACCCTACCTGTGAAGAAGGCTGACTTGCTTCAAGGCTACAAGGCCGCGAAGAAAGGTGGCGATGGCGAGGACGAGTGGGAAGATCACGAGACGCTCGCGCGTGAAGTCCTATCTGTCATGCAGCGCGATGGTGAAATCCGTTTCTACCATGATAAGTTCTGGCAGTGGAATGGGTCGTGCTTCAAGCAGTTGGATACCCAGAAGGAAGTGTATATCAAGATTGCCACGACGATCAAGGGATCGAAACTGGCACAGCGCCACTCTGACTACGCAGGCATCACCAAGGTGATGGGTGCGATTGTGGCTGCTCCCCTTATTGAGAGTGAAGAGAATGGAATTAATTTTGCCAACGGATGGGTCGGCGAGGACCTTGTATTGCAGGACCATGCTCCCAAGTTCGGAGCTACGTTCACGCTACCTTTCGAGTATAAACCTGAGCTTGCCTCTCGCGCCACCCGGTTTTTTGAGTTCCTCGCAGACTGTTGGGGATCAGAACCTGATTTTGGTGATCGAGTTAAGTGCTTGCAAGAAATCTTTGCAGCTTCACTATTTGGAATTGCTCCAAATTACCAGCGAGCATTCCTTATGTTTGGGCGACCGGGAACAGGCAAGACTCAGGTGCTTAGGATACTTCGATCCTTGCTCCCTCCCGACGCCATCGCTGATCTTGGACCGCAGTACTGGGGACAGCAATTCGCTCTCACTCAGATCATTGGTAAGGTTGTTAATATCTGCGCAGAATTACCTGAGTCCGGAGTCATCGCTGGAAATGTTTTTAAGCAGGTGGTTGAGGGAAGTGAGTGCCCTACTGAATACAAGGGACGAGACATCTTCGTGTTCAAGCCCCGATGTGCTCACTGGTTCGCATCCAACTTCTTTCCTGTATCGCGGGACTCCTCTGGTGGCTTTGCACGGCGTTGGATCATCCTTGACTTCAACTATGTAGTCCCTGAGAGCAAGATTGTTCGCAACCTTGCGGAAGAGATTGTGGCCGAGGAACGTGAGGCAATCGCTGCATGGGCTTTGGAAGGACTTCGCCGGTTGTTGCAGGAGGGTGATTACACCCAGCCTGATAGTCACCTTGCTCGTATGCGTCAGCTTCGTACGATCAACAACACGGTCAAGGCATTCTTCGATGCCGACCACAAGATCAAGCGCGAGTTTGATAGCATGTTGGTGGTGCGTGAGTTGTATGACCGCTATGGGTTCTACATGAAGAACATGAGTCGTGGTCAGCCTGTGGGCTTCGAGCGGTTCGTGCAGATGCTTGAGGACCTTAACTACAACGTCAAGCAGATCGACGACAGCCTTGGTAACATGGAATGGTTCGTGGAAGGATTGAAAATTGAAAACTAATTGGAACGACACACAGACGGCCTACAATTTGTGGGCACGTCTCGTGGACCGACCCGCTGAGTGGTGGTTTTCAGGTAGTATCACTATCTGGACGACCTATAAGTTAATGGGGGTTGGAAACTATACCGAATTTGAGATTATGAGTCCCTATGAAGCATGTGTTCGTGGGGATGCCGATCAGGTCCTGAGACACGTTCAGTATTGTCAATCCCAGATGGAGATTGTGTTGTGAGACTTATTCTTGAAGTCAGTGATGAGGCTGATCTGGAACTGGCTCTGCGAGCCTATCGAGAGACTAAGCCGTTATACGATGAAGCTCCTGTGGATCGCTTTAGTTGTGGTACTTACTTTGGTAAGATGAACACGCCAATCGAGAAGGGTTTCTGGGTGGCCAAGACCAAGACGGGCTGGTCTGTTCGTAGGCTGTATCGAAAAGATGAAGGATCGAGTGTATGTTCCTAATAGCTTTGTTCCCGTGGTTAGCTGGATTGCTCATGCAAGAACCTTATGGTTATCTTTTTGCAGTAGGAATGTGGGCAGGTATCTGTGGTTTTCTTATGTTGATAGCGGCAGTACTGCCACTGATTGCTATAGGAGAAACAATAGGTGAAAATAAATTGATGCCTAGTATTCTTGTATCAATTTATTTCTGTATATTGTGTGCAGTTCTGACATAAAAAAGGCGGGGAGTGATCCCCGTCTTTTTCGTATTAAAATGAAGGCTTATTTGAAGAGGCTCAGCACCTTCTTCCTGATATCGTCCACATGGGCGAACCCGATAGTGCCTCCATTGACTGCGCGACGGGCACCGAGATTGTCCCCCTTGTCGATCTTGCTCCAGATATTATTCTGGGTGTAATACGCAAGTGCGATTTTAAGGCCCACAGAGGGGTCCGAAGCCATTTCCGGGTGTCCCACTAGGTCGAGGCCCAGAATCTTGCCGTACGAGGCGTAATTGGCCTTTCCTGTCAATTGTAGGATGCCACGGCCACGGTACTTCCAACCATCACCCGCAGCGGTGTTACCCATCCGGCCCTTGCCCTGACGCGAGCGGACGCCGTAAGCGACCTCTGCGATACGCTCCGGGTTGCGGTTCGCCCAATCAGCCAGTGCCTTGTTGAAGTGGACAGGCCATTGCTTGAGTGCACTGGTCCCGCTGTAGTTCAGGTTCTCCACGAAGATCGTGTAGTTGGCGCTCTCATGTGCAGTCTGGGCGATGAAGTCCGCAATACGCTCGGGCGTAGAGAGATATGGCGAGGACACGTCGAAAAACACAGGACGACCTACAGCGTAAGACGCGATTGCGCTCAGAGTCTTGGGCCCAAGGATGCCGTCAGGAGTCAGGTTGAGTTTGGTTTGTACTGGTTTGATATCCATTTTAAGCCTCCTTGGGTATGACTAAGGGCTTAAAACAAAAAGACCAGAACCACAATCC